CTTCAGCTCAATCATACGCTATTTATTGGCGGGCATATACTAGCGCTACTGCTTTTAATCTTGGCGGCCCCGGTGCTGCTACAGTAGGGCAACACTCACTAATCCTCATGGAAATTTCAGGAAGCTAATATGCCAATCTCAACAATTGACGGTTCAGGTTTAAGCCAAACGCAGATACTAAGCTCTGTTCAGTTACCCACTGGCAGCGTGTTGCAAGTGGTTAATGCTAATTCTTCTACGCAAGTAACTACAACATCAACAAGTTATATAAGCACAGGTTTTTCTGCTTCAATTACACCTAAATTTTCTACAAGTAAAATTCTTGTGTCTGTTCATGCACCAACAACATGCACTGCTTCAGGTACTGGGGTTGGTGTACAAGTATGGCGTGGTGGAAGCTCAATATTTTTCTTAGCACCAGCGGCTGGATATAATGTATCTACTGGTCTTGCACAAAATAATACTTATTCTTCTGGAGTTTATTTAGATAGTCCAGCCACAACTTCTTCCGTAACATACACAATATATTATGCAAGCATTAACCCGGGAACTGCTTATTTTTGCATTAATTCTAATGTGGCTACTATTACTCTTACGGAGATTGCAGCATGATTGAAGCTATCTATAAACTAAACCCTACAGTAGTTACTATTCGTGGCGATGTAGCTTATGACAAAGACGATAATGAAGTATTTTATGACAAAGATGCTGCTATAGCACAAGCTAAAGCTGATGCACAAGCAGCCATTGATGCAAAGGCTTCTGCACTAGCTAAACTCGCCGCACTCGGTCTAACAGCAGACGAAGTAAAAGCCATCATAGGAAACTAATATGTCATACATAGGCAATCAACCTTTATACCAGGCCTTCATCACTGACACGTTCAGCGGTACGGGCTCACTGACGACATACACTATGTCTGTCGCCCCGGCCAATCCGGCGTCTGTCTTGGTTGCCATATCTGGCGTCTTGCAAGACCCGTCGACATACTCAGTAGCCGGAACGACGCTGACGTTTTCAGGCGCGCCTCCAAGCGGCACTGGCAACATCTCAGTCCGCTACCTTGGCATACCAGCGTCAGGCGTGACAACCACCGCCTACCGCACGCAGACTGAGTTTACTGCCACTGCCGGTCAGACTGTCTTTACTCCTCCCTCGTACACTGTCGGCTTCATCGACGTCTACCGTAACGGCGTAAAGCTAGGCTCTGCAGACTTTACGGCGACTAGCGGCACGACCGTCACGCTCGCTACGGGCGCGACCTCTGGTGATTTAATTACCACAGTCTCAATGTACGTATCATCAGTGCTGAACGCTATTCCTAACACTGCCGGATCAATTAGCTCCACTAACCTAGCGTCAAGCCTAACACTGACAACGCCAACCCTGGCAAGCCCAGTGACAACCGGCACACCAACCGGCGTCGGCGTGCTAACTAGCGGTACTGCCGTAGCCTCTACATCAGGCACAAGCATTGACTTTACTAGCATCCCATCATGGGTTAAGCGTATTACTGTAATGTTTAACGGTGTTTCTACTAATGGAACATCAAATATACAAGTTCAAATTGGTGCTGGTTCTGTTGATACAGCTAGTTATTCTTCTGCGGTTGTTCAGCTTGCTGGTGGTGCGGCTACAATTGGAACTGCGGCAACAAGTGGATTTTTGGCAACAGCATCTAATTCAGCCGTTTCAGTTTACAACGGTAACATTGTTATTAACTTGTTAGCAAGTAATGCTTGGATTCAAAACGGCACACTATACAACACCGTTGGTGTAATTAACACAGGTGCGGCTAGTAAAACACTATCAGGAACTTTAGACCGAGTACGCATAACCACAGTAAACGGAACAGATACTTTTGACGCTGGTTCAATTAACATCCTTTACGAGTAAACGACTATGACACAAGCAGCTTTACTATCAGGCGTTGGCTCCAACGCAAACTCAGGCGGCACGGTAAACCTTACCAGCGGTACTGCACAAGCCTCCACATCAGGCACTTCTATTGACTTTACAAGCATACCTAGTTGGGTTAAGCGTATTACTGTAGTGTTTAATGGTGTTTCTATAAATAGTTCGGCTTTTATCAGAATACAAATAGGAACAGGTGGCACACCAACTACAACAGGCTATATTTCACACAGCGGTATTATTGCATCAACAGCTACTAATTCTATTGCGGCAACAGCTGGTTTAGATTTGTTTGGTGCTGATGCAACTTTTGCAATAAATGGTGCTATTCGTTGGCAAAATTTATCAGGAAATACTTGGGTTGCAGAAGGTTCAACAGCAAATGCAAATACAACCGCATTTGCACAAGTATCCGCAAGTTCTGTTACTTTAGCTGGTGTTTTAAATATGGTTCGGATTACTAGCTCTAGCGGTACAGCTACTTTTGATGCTGGCTCAATTAACATCTTGTACGAATAGGAAATAAACTATGGCATTAACTCAAGTACAACAGGGAATGGTTGGCACACAGACCAGCATCCCAACGCAATACGGCTCCCTCGGCGCCGGTAACGCCACTACAATTAAAAACCGCATTATCAATGGCGCGATGGTTGTTAACCAACGTGGTGTTTCTAGTGGTACGGCTGTTGGGTATACAGTGGATAGATGGACTTTTAACTCTAGTTTAGCAACTAAAGGCACTTGGGCAGTAAACGCTGGCTCTGTAACACCTCCAGCGGGGTTTGTTAATTATTTAGGATTTACTTCAAACTCTGCATATACCGTTGGCGCTAGTGATTATTTTACTTTTGCGCAATACATTGAAGGGTTTAACACAGCAGATCTAGGCTGGGGAACTGCTAATGCTAAAACTGTCACTTTATCTGCATGGGTGCGTTCGTCATTGACTGGAACTTTTGCAGGGAGTATACAAAACTCTGCGCAAACTAGAAGCTATCCATTTACTTACTCAATTCCAGTTGCAAATACTTGGACACAAATTAGCGTAACTATTGCTGGTGATACAAGCGGAACATGGCTAACAGACAATAGCGTGGGTATTAGAGTTTGGTTTAGTTTGGGCATAGGATCTACATATACTAGCGGTACTGCAAATGCGTGGCAATCTGGTACTTATACAAGCGTAACAGGCGCTACTTCTGTAGTAGGCACAAGCGGCGCTACTTTCTACTTTACTGGTGTTCAACTAGAAGTGGGCTCTAGTGCCACTGGATTTGAATATCGTCAGTATGGTCAAGAGTTATCACTTTGCCAACGCTACTACAGTGCGTCTCCAGGGACAAGATACGTAATTTTCCCAGCGCCTGATGCAACTTTTGCGTATGCTGATATTGTTACTTTCCCAGTAGTAATGAGGACAACACCAACTTGGAGTGCAAGTGTTTCTTATCAAAATTACGTAAGTAGTTATTCTATTCTTGGTACCTCAGCATTCAATAATAGCTATTTAATTACTGCATCTTTAAATACAAATATTAATGTTTACTACACATGGACAGCAAGCGCTGAACTTTAAAATGTATAAACAAGTCCCCAATTTACCCACTGGCGAATCTTTAGATGTAGTAAAGCGCCTATCTGACGGTGCTTTTGTTCCTACCAATGCGCCTGATAACATCGACTGCCAAGCCTACCTTGCATGGGTAGCACAAGGCAACACACCAACCCCAGCGGATGAATAATGAGCGAATTTATTGACAAAAATGAGGCGGCACTATCCGCACACGAGCAAATTTGTGAAGTTCGCTACGAGTCCATCTGCGCCAGACTAAAGCGCCTGGAACAGATCCTCGTTGGCTCGGCCGGCTTTATTATCGTGACCCTGCTTGCCATTGTACTTAAAATACACTAATGATCAATGTCAGACCCATTCGGAATAACAGAGGGAGCGAAGACTCTCAGCGGTAGCCTTGACTCCGCCCGTGAAGGATCTAAACAATTAACCAAGTCAATCGAGAACATCCAAAAAGATGCCGTCGATCTGGCAAACCAAAGAGCCAACGAGCGCATCCGTGCCGTCCGTGAGGCAGAGTTCAAAAAAGAACACGCACTCATCAAGGCCCTAGAGCAGTGGAACCACAAGAAACAAATCTCCGACCAAGAAGCCAAACTTAAAATTGACTTTGTCAAAAAGTACGGGGCCAAGGAGTGGGACGCGCTGCTACGAATAAAACTGGACATAGAAAATATGGAAAGAAAAAATAATGAAGAATTTCAACATGACCTTAAAGAGGTTAGACGCGTGCAGTTCTACTGTTTTGCAGTCGCTGCGCTTATTGCGTGGTATCTTACTTGGGGCTATAAAGGCTAAATGATATGGAATGGCTTAAACAAATTGCACCTACTATTGCTACTTGCCTTGGTGGCCCCCTTGCTGGTCTTGCTGTCACTGCTATCTCTAAGGCTCTGGGAGTGGACGAAGACAAAGTTCAAGACACCATCAACCAAGGCAAACTTAACGCCGACCAAATCGTCTGCATCAAGCAGGCAGAGATCGAGCTTGAAAAGAGCGCCCAAGAGCTAGGCCTGAACTTTGAACAGTTAGCCGTACAAGATCGCGCCTCCGCGCGCGACCTACAAAAAGAAACAAAATCAATCGTGCCCCCAGTCCTTTCTGTCTTAGTGACGGTCGGATTTTTTGGGATTTTAATTGGGCTCATGTCTGGACAGATTCACACCTCTGACGCCCTCATGCTCATGCTAGGTTCCTTGGGGACTGCATGGACGGGAATTATAGCGTTCTACTTTGGATCCTCGGCAAGCAGCCAGGCTAAGGACGCAATGATACACAACTCGACACCTATCAAGTAATTCCCCATATTTGCATTATTATAATGCAAAGTAAGGAGTAAAAATGAATAAAAAGATAGTAGCAATACTATTGTGGACGACAGGTATTTTTGCAGCGATCCACTTTACAGATAAATACACCCACATTGAAGAAAATATTATGGCAATTGCACAATCCACTCTAGCCTTTATTACCAAAGAAGAAGGCGCCCGCAATAAGGCGTACAAGGACTCTAAGGGACTTTGGACGATTGGCGTGGGCCATTTAATTAAACCAGATGAGCAACACCTCATCACAGCCACCCTGACAGACGAGCAGGTAGAAGAGCTTCTTAGAAGCGATTTAAAGTGGTGTAGCGAGGCCGTAGAGAGCTCGGTAAGGGTACCCCTTAACCAGAACCAATACGACGCCCTATACAGTCTCTGTTTTAATATTGGTGAGACTAATTTCCGTAAATCCACCGTGGTCAAAAGAATCAACGAGAACGACCTAAAAGGGGCAGCTGACGCCATTTT